CGTTTGATGTTGAGTATATGTTTACTCAGATTCGTAGTAAATCGGTTGGTGAATCATCAACCTTAAGATTTAAATGTGAAGCTGAGGAATGTGAAAAAACAACTGACGTTGATATCGACCTAACTTCTGTTGAAATAACAAAACCAGAAAATTCAGGTAATGTTGTTGAACTTACAGACGATATCTCAATAGAATTAAGATACCCAACTTATGATGGATTCGTTAAGAACTATCGTGAAGGAGTATCTGAAGCAGAGTTTGGATTCCAAATGCTAGAAGACTGTATTGTTTCTATTATGACAGAAGACGAACAATATCTTGCAAGTGATGTAAGTAAAAAAGAATTAAGTGAATTTATTGATTCTATGACTAACAAACAGTTTGAAAAGATTGGAGAATATCTAAAGACTGTTCCTGTTATGAAAAAAGAAGTAGAATTTACTTGTCAATGTGGTCACGAGAATAAAGTGACACTGGAGGGTCTTCAAGATTTTTTTTAGTATGCCTCTCGCATGATAATTTGGTCAATCATTTTAAGACCAATTTTGCGTTGATGCAACACTTTAATTATTCATTGTATGACATAGAACATATGATGCCGTGGGAGAGGGAGATATACTTGGTATTACTAGAACAACATCTTAAAGAAGAAGAAGAACGAATGAAAAACCAAAAGGGATAACATGGCAGAAGTAACCATAGCACATTTAACCGAAGTAATTCTGGCTGAAGGTGAACAAAGAGAAAAAAGAGACAATAAACAGATTAGCGAACTTGCTACTCTGAATAAATCCTTTGCACAATACTTTAAATCTATGGCAAATCAGGCAGGCGACAAACTTGAAGAGCGAAGAGAGAAAGCTGGTGGGAAGATACCTACTAAAGATGAGTTTAGTGGTGCAATCCAAGGATTTAAAGATGCATCAGGAATGGGTCTTATGGGATTTCTTGGTGCGATTGGTTCTGCTCTTACTGGCCTTGCAGTCGGTTTAACCACAGGTTTTGGTCAATATCTCCTTGCTCTAGGTCAAATGTTTGATAATCTGACAGGGAAAAGACTTTCATCAGGATTTTTAAAGGTCACTTCTGCACTCCGAACAGGGTTATTTAAGATGGTTGGGTTGACACCAGATGGTAAACTTGGCCCTAATCTTACTAAACTTATGAGTGCAAAGAACAATGTTATTCTCAGAATAAGAACAACAATGTCTGGAATATCAAAGTCAATCTATGCAATGGTCGGATTGGGTGTTGATGGTAAACCTGTTACTGGTACATCAAACTTCATGAAGAGAATGTTTGCAATTGGTAAGGCGTTTAGAGGTGGTTTGACCAATATTGGAAACATGTTCCGTCCTCTTGCAACTCTTATTGGTGGTGATTCAAAAGCAGTGGGTGGAATATTCAAAAGTATTAGTAGTGGAATTAAGTCTTTCCTTAGTGCTTTTAAAATATTTGGTGGAACATTTCAGGCATTAAAAGGTGCATTGAACCCTATCTTCACAGTATTTAAAGGTTTAGGTAGAGTAATCTTCGCACCTCTTACTGCAATACTAGCAGTAGTTGATGCTATCAAGGGTGCAATTGCTGGATACCAAAAAGAAGGTATCCTTGGTGGTATTCTTGGTGCAATCGGTGGTGTTTTTGGTGGACTAATTGGTATGCCACTTGACCTATTGAAATCTGCTATCTCGTGGATTGCAGGTAAATTAGGATTTGAAAACTTCTCTGAACTGCTAGACTCGTTTAGTTTCAAAGATGGTATCATGGACTTGTTCATGGGAATTGCGTCAGTATTTAATGGTGCGATTGATTGGGTCAAGAACGCAATCGGTGGTGTCGCTAATAAGATTGCATCATTCGGAGATATGATTTTTGACGCTATTATGTTCCCATTCAGAGCAGTTATGTCTCTGTTTGATGGTGAAGAAGGAAATATGTTCTCTGACTTAGGTGCTTCAATTATAGAGGGTATCAAAAACATCTTTAAAAAGATAAAAGATTTTGTTGTAGATAAATTTAAAGGTGTAGGTAGAGCAATTGCAAATTTCTTTACTGGTGGAGACGATGACATAGAACCTCCAACAAAAGAAATCAAAGACGGACAAGTAGTTGCAGAGGTTGAAAAGGTTGAAGTACAACAACCAGAACCAAGAACAAGAGTTCGTAGAAGAAATAATGTACAAACTGCTCCTAACAGAAATATTGATAATGTCAATAATACTGTTGCAAGTATAGAAGAGGGTAAACAAACTCAGAATATAAATGTGCCAATAGTTGATAACTCCTCAAACGTATCAAACACTTCAAGTAATATGGCAGTCTATGGTGACGCTTCACCTGCCAGTGACGATTTAGATATTGTTGCATAAAAAAAGGGAGACCTAAGTCTCCCCTTTCTTACTTTAGACTCCTTAGTCTTCAGCGGCTAGTTTCGCAAAATACGAAAGGGTATCATCCTCATCAGTAGATGCAGTAACGTTTGGTTCAGGAGCAGACGCAATCACTTGCGGTTCTTGTTCCTTAGCAGCAACTACTTCTGCGGTCTGAGTCAAAGAATCATTCTTGACTGTAGACCCTGCACCAGTTGATTGACCTAAGACTACTTCTAGTCTTTGTTTCAATTCGTCATATGACTTATATGATGACGGTGCAGTAAACTCTGATACATCGTGCAACTGATTATAAGTTGCTTCAAGTTTAGTTTCGTCTGCTTCCAATAATGGTGAAGACGCTTTAAACTCTGACTTATCATAGTTTCTATACCCTGCAACATTCCTAATCTTTAATTGGAAATCTGCACCAGACCAGAAATCAAATGGATTGATTGGTTCTTCGCCTGGAAATTCAGGTTGCATTTTATCCATAATCTTATCAAAGATTTTCTTACCGAAGTCATAAAGGAATACTTTACCTTCGTTTGCAGGATTGGATGGGTCGTTAACGACCATAATGTTTGCAACGTAGTGAAGTCTACGCTTCTGTTTACGTGCAGTTTCTTTGTCTTCCTCTATACCAGAGTTCCAAAGACGTGAATTGTATTCACTTACTGGGTCATTGTTACCTAGAGTAGTCAGAGACTTCTCAACATACCATTGACCAGTTGGCCCTTTGAAGAAGTGGTCGAAGTATCTTACCCACGGTAATTCTTGACCTTCAGCGGCAGGGAGGAAACGAATAACTGCGTAACCGTTACCAGACTCATCAACAGTCGGTTTCCAGAAACGAGTATCTTCGTATTTGTTTTGAGTTTGCTTACCACCAGACATTTCGGCAGCAGCACTTGCTAGTTTGGACACATCAGTCCGATTAGTTTTTAGATTTGCAAAAGACATATTATTTCTCCATATATTTGCGTATTAGTTGTATTATGCGTATTCATTGTATCATAATATAAAGTTAAAGTCAACTCTTTTATTTATCAATAGGAAGAGTTTCATTTTTGGCAAGAAAATTGAGATTCATTGCTTCCAACTCAATTTTCTCTTTGATAGATGTCGTGATATATTTCTTGACATCCTCAATCTCTAGATTGTTTTCCTCACAAAGGTAAACAACCGCATCCATATAAGACATGGATTTTGTTCGTACCGTATCTTCGGTCATACGTGTAAATTTCTTTTTGTTTATGAAGTTAGATTCATCTCCAGACGAATCAACCCCACCCATAATCATATCAACCTTCGCCATCTTCACCCACCTCTTCAGTTATAACTGGTTTAACAGTATCTATACGATTGATATCTTTTTTAAATTGGTTTGCATACTCTGGGTCTCTCTTGAACTCTTCTTCAAGTTCTTTAGTCCAGACTTGCATTATATCAGGATACCAGACATTGTGAGAACGTTTGGGAGTACCGTCCGAGTGATATGCCATAGTGGTACACACTCTTTGGATACGTCCCTCACGATTCTCACCATAACGAAAATCGAACCATACACCGTGTTGCAAATATCTTTTCATATTTGAGATGTAGGTATTCAAGTCTTGGTATTCAGACCTTTCCTTAGAAACCTTTGAAGTCTTATAAGACCTCATTGCTTTCAGTTGGTCTTGATTGGATTTAATCCATTCTTTGACTTTCTTCCAATGTAAGAAATGGTCTTCAGGTAGTTCTCTCAAATCCTTATGGACTGACTTACTACCGTCCGCACCTCTAGCTGCACGTGCTTTAGCAAGACGTTCAATCGCTGCCTTCTTCTGTTCTTCAGACATAGGTTTGCGTTTGCGTTTGACGGTTTTACGTTGAAAACCGACTTGTTCTAGGGCACGTTTCTTATTCGCTTCCCTAGTTCGTTTTGCTTTTTCTTGTGGAGTTAGTTTCTTAGGCATAGAATCTATTATACACTATGTGGCAGAAAATGTCAAGAGTGAGTCAACACGGAAAGAACGCCAATCATTTAAATCTAAGTCAAATACACGAACCGCAACTTGATTCTTTTCTAAGTTTGCGTTTGCGTCTGTCTTAGGCATTTTATCCGCAGGTATCATATCAGATACCAAGGTTGCTTTCATATTACGAACTTCACCGTCTTTTACTTTGGTAAAAGAT